TATTGTTTTCAATTATCTTTTGGGATTTCCCAACGGATCAAAAGGACATTTATTTTACCATTGCGGGTGGGGTAACATCCATCGTGACCATGGTAGTATCATTCTATTTTGGGGCATCAAATAAACAAGATGAAAATTAAACAAGTACCATTCAGGGCATTTAATCGTGAAGCGGTTAAGAAAACTCAAATCTATCTGCACCACACTGCGGGAAATGGAAGCGGTGAACAAACCTTCGCCTATTGGGAAAAGGTAGCCAACAAGGTTTCAACTTGTGTTGCCATCTCAACCGATGGAACAATCGTACAAGGGTTTGGCAGTGAGTATTGGGCGTACCATTTAGGGCTTGGTACAAAGCATTTCATGGGGCATGGTTGCCCTTACCTTCCTTTGGATAGAACATCCATTGGTATTGAGGTTTGTAACTGGGGACCAATCACCAAAAAAGGCACAAAGTATTACAACTATGTGGGTGGTGAGATTCCAGCTGATGAAGTAACCGAGTTGTCAACCGCATACAAAGGGTACAAGTTGTGGCACAAATACACCGATGAGCAAATCGCATCCATCAAGGATTTGTTGGTACTATGGAAAGAAAAGTATTCTATCCCTTTGGAGTACAATGAAGATATTTGGGTAGTAACCAAACGGGCATTGAAGAATGAACCTGGTGTTTATACCCACAATTCAGTTCGTGCGGATAAGGCGGATGTATATCCTTGCCCCCGTTTGATTGAAATGTTAAAGTCACTTACAAAGGAAAAGTAACCATTTACAAAAGAAGGGAGTAAAATCCCTTTTTTTATTTGTGTATGTGTTTGGAATTTCAAATATCAAATGTATATTTGCGTCATGGATATGACACTTAACATTTACGAATGCACCTACCGCAACGAAAGCGGGAAGGAATTGTACACCAAAACATGGTATGCACCAACATGGGAACACGCCTTTAGAATGGCTGAGATTTACCGCAATGTAACATTGCATGATGCCTTTGATTTTGTATTGAAGCGTATTTGAAATTAAAATATTTTTACCTAAATTCGTATAAGACAAATAACTATGGATATAATTTACTTGATTATCTTGACACCAATCACCATTGCGGTGATGTATGGTTGGCACTGCATTAAACGCAACAACAAGCGTTTTGAAGAAGTAGAGGAAGCAACACCTTACCAATTTGAAAAGGATGAGTACATCCCCGAATTCAACGAATTCACCCAAATGTTGTATCAGCGTAGAATGTATAAAGGCAAAGCAAAATGATAGAAACACTTTGGATTACGCAAAAGCAATTGGATAAGATGAAGGATTACATTATCCAATATCGCAAACCATGGAGTATTGACGCTAAGTTGATGCACGATGACCACATGATATTGTGGGAAGTGGTGATTGAAGGCGAAATGACACATAGCGAAGCATTCCACTTTGGTATGGCAATAGAAGAAAACATATGACAACACAAGAAGCATTAAACGAAGTATTCAGCAAATCAAACAAAGAACTGGCGGAGTTATTACAAGCCAATTACGCAACGGTAACCACATGGAAGTTTCAATTCAAACGCAATGGGTTATCAATGGAAAAGCAATTTGAGATTCTCACAAAACTAAATTACCAATTAAAAAACAATATATCATGGAACAACAAAAAAGAAGCGCAGTAACCAATGTAACTGCCAACGGAACTTACAATGGTCAGTACGGCACATTGTACAAATTTGAAGTAACCTTTGCCAATGGCGATTCGGGTGAGTATGCAAGTAAAAGCCAAAACCAAACCAAGTTTGTGGTGGGCGTGGAAACGGATTACACCATCACATCCAAGGAATTCAAAGACCGCATTTATTACAAGATTGCCCCAGTGATGGCACAACAAGGTGGATTCCAAGCCAAACCAAAAGATCCTGAAACGGACAAACGGATTACCCGTATGAGTGTATTGAAGGTTGCGGGTGACCTTGCCATCAATGGAAACATTCAATTGAATGAAATCCTTTCTTACGCATCAATCTTTGAAGCGTATGTGGTAACTGGCATGGATACTTTGAGCAAGTACAAGGTTGAAACAAGAGGTTCAAAATCTGCGACAAGCGGAATCGTTGAGAATTTTAGAAACGAAGCAATTCGTGAAATGGAAAGTGATGGTTTACCATTCTGATGAAAAAAATGATTGAACAATTATCGGACACGATGTTGGAAGTTGGGGGTGGTAATTACTGCCCCCTTCAATTCCACATTGAATTAAAGGAATTGGCGGATATCATCAAGGACTTTCAAGACCAAATTAAACCACTTGCATTAACCGAAGCATCCAAATGGCATGGGCAAGTGTATTGTGGGTACGAAATAACCAAGAAAGCTGGTGGTGGAAGGTACAATTACGACCACATCCCCCAGGTTCAAGAACTCAAATTGGCATTGAAGGAACGGGAGAAACTACACCAACAAGCGTACAAAACCATGAACCAAGGTTTATTCTTGAATGAAATCACGGGCGAAGTGTATGAACCCGCCCAGTACATTCAAAATGATGATACTATAATGTTGAAAAAGGCATGAAACAAGTATTAAGAGCCATCGCAATAGTATTGGCATTGTATCTATGCACCGCGTTCATTAAATGCGAATACAACGCATCTAAATGGGATGAATCACAACGGGCTGCAATGGTTATGTTGTCGATAATGCTGATTGGGATTCTACATCTCAAAGAAGAATTGGATTAATAAAAAAGGGGTGGCATCGGCAACCACCCCTTAATCCTATGATATGACAAATAACAAGTACGGATTGATGCAAAGATAAGTATTTTTTGTATATTTGTAGTGTTAACTGGAATGTAGCAGATTCCGCATGTTAAAAGATTTTTACCCCGTTGGGTTGGTTGCACTGCTACTGCGCCATCCCGATGGGGTTTTTTAATTTATGAAAAACATATACACAACACAAACCACAGTAAACAAAAACATTTGCACGATTGCAGTTTACATGAACCACACATGGTGGCACGATTACGAATTCCACACGGATGATTTGTACATGATTAATGGAAGAAACATTATCATTGACATTTCTTGTAAGAATTGGGGAACGCCCGAAAACATCCAAGAAATTCACAACTCTATCTTGAAACACCTTTTATCCAAATGAGATGTCAAAAGATCCCGCATTCCTATTTTATTCCAGTGATTTTTTGACTGGTACAATGTTCATGGACAATGAACAAGTTGGTAAGTTTATTCGCCTTATGTGTGCCCAACACCAAAAAGGCAGGTTAACCGAAAAAGATATGTTAAAGATATGTGGCACACATGACGAAGATATATTTTCAAAGTTTGCCGTGGACGAATCGGGGCTTTATTACAACGAGAGGTTGGAACAAGAAGTTGAAAAGCGTAGAGCGTATTCCGAATCAAGGCGTAATAATCGTAAAAAGAAAGAAGATATGTTAATCACATCTAAAACATATGTTCAACATATGGAAAATGAAAATGAAAATGAAATTGATAATAGTATAGATATTAAACCTAAAAAGGAAAAATCATTTATTAAACCAACCATTGATGAAATTGCTTTGTACATGGAGGAAAGAAACATGAACAATGTTTCACAACGCTTTTATGACTTTTATGAATCAAAAGGATGGATGATTGGCAAGAACAAAATGAAGGATTGGAAAGCATCGGTAAGAACATGGGAGGATGAAAATAAAAAGATTGATTCAGTTATTACACCAAACAAACCTAAATTAGCGACCTTATGACAAATGAAAGAATGATAATAAGCAACATCCTATTCTACAAGGATGCACGGCATTTCTTGCCACAAATCAACAAGAACTGGTTTGAAGATGAACTATGCAAAAAGGTAATTGAAGTAATCACAACCATGTATTATGGCAATGAAGAAATTGATTATCTCACATTGATACCACATTTCACTAAGACGGAATTGATTGATGTAATTTCCTTACAACAAAACGCAAGTGGTATCATGAACATCAAACCACACTTGCGAAAGTTGGAATATAACTATGTAAAGAAACAGTTGATTGAAGGTATCCAAAGCATTGACATCACCAAAGAATTGGATGAGCTGGTTGAAAACATCCAAGGCGTATTGAACACAACCACATTTTCAACACACCAAGAACCCGAAAGCATCGTCAAGGTTACCAACAAGATTGTGGATCAAATCATCCACAATGCCGAAAATGGTGGCAAGTTGGTTGGAAAAGAAACGGGATGGAAATTCTTGGATAAGTATTTGGGTGGTTACAACGAAGGCGATTTAATTGTAATGGCGGGTAGACCTGGCATGGGTAAAACTGCGATTGCATTAACACTCACGAAGGAATTTGCTGAACGCGGTGGTAAAGCATTATTTATCTCACTTGAAATGAGTAATGAGCAATTGGCAAAGCGTTATGTATCATTGATTGGAGAATTGGCAAACTGGAAGATGAGGAACGGAATTTTAGCCAAACACGAAATTGAAAAGATTATCCATGTTGCCAACCATCAAAAAATTGAATTCTTTGTGGATGATGACCGAGATGGTAAGTTGGAACAAATCAAATCCAAAGCCAGGTTGCATAAAGCACGAAAAGGACTTGACTTATTAGTGATTGATTACCTTCAATTAATGACGGGTACAAAACAAAGCCGTGAACAAGAAGTTGCCGAGATTTCCCGTGGGCTTAAATTATTGGCAAAGGAATTGAAATGCACAGTTATCGTGTTGGCTCAGTTGTCACGAAAGCCCGAAGAACGATCCGACAAACGCCCATTGTTGTCCGATTTAAGGGAATCAGGTGCAATCGAACAAGATGCTGATGTTGTGATGTTCCCATTCCGCCCCGCTTATTACCAAGAGGAAAAACCCGAAGTTGAGGATGCAGAATTAATTATTGCCAAGAATAGAAATGGTGAATGCGCAACCATACCAACAACTTACGAAGGGCAATACACTATTTACAAAGAAAATTTGATACCAAGACAATTTTAATAATAAAATACTATATTTGTATTGTATGACACATAAAACAAAAACGGTGGTTATTGAGTTGCTAACTAAATACCCCACATTTAGAGATTCGGACGAACAATTGGTTGCATGGATTTGGGGTGTAGAAATGAACGCCAAGGGTTATTCAACTGGCGATTTCCCAACACAAAAATTCTTACGCATTTTGGCGGATGGACAATTAACATCAAGTGATTCCATCACAAGGATGCGGAGAAGGGTTCAGGAAGAATTTGTCGAACTGCGTGGTGAAAAATATTCCAAGCGTCAAGCCAATCAAGAAAAAGTTAAAAAGGATTTGGGATATGGACAATAAACAACAAACGGCAGTGGAGTTTTATCTCGATAAGGTATTTGACATAATTGGCGATGCTATTTTAGATAAATTATCCATTGAACAAATCAATAAAATTCACGATTTAAGTCTACAAGCCAAAGAAATGGAGAAGGAACAAGCCATAAAATTTGCATTGTGTTACGCATTTGGGCAATACAATGTAAGTGAAGACCTAAAAACACACATTGAAAAATTTTACCAACAAACCTACGGAGGTAACAAATGATAACATTAATAGTATTATTTACAATCTTATATCTAATTTCATGGTACAATTTTTATAAAGAAAATTGGGATGTTGTTATGATGCCTTTATTTTGGGATATAATTTGGCGGATGGGAAATATTATAATTGTATTAGGATTAATTATTTTAATAGGACTTTATTTACCATAACAATTATGACAAACAATAAACAACAAACGGCAGTGCAAGAATTTTGGGATAAAATAGCATTAAAACTACCTGTTGAACAAGTAGTAGAGTTTCTGCCTTTATTTAGAGAATCCAAAGAAATGGAGAAGGAAAGAATTGAAACTGCATACAACAAAGGAACAGTTCATGGAATTGATTATCCTGAAAGTACACTACCACTAACTGGTGAACAATACTACAACGAAACCTACGGAGGAGGTGAGCAATGAACGACAAAATAAAAGAACTTCTTAAAAATGCCGAGCAATCGGACGCAATAGCAATAAACAAATGGCGTATTGAAAACCGAGAACAATTAAGAAAAGAGCGTAAAGAAAAACTCAAAGAACTAATGGAAAAGGATAAACAACCATGAGCAAAATACCTGAAACCAACACCGCAGATTTTCTATGTGCCATTTATGGATACTCAAAGAAAATATTAACTGATAATCAATTAATTGAAAAAATGCTAATTAGAGAGATACAAACCATTTGCCATGCGCAAGGATACAATCTACAAGAAATTAAAATTGAAAAACGATGAAAACCGCAATAGAAAGATTTGTTGAGTGGTTGGAAGAACACCACCCCGATGCAGTGCCATCACCCGAAGTATTACACCACCTGAAAAGGTTGGAACAAATGGACCAACAAATGGCATACAATGCGGGTTTCACAAAAGCCAAGTCATTGTACCTTGACGCTGAATGAAACATCTTGAAAGCCGTTTACAAATCAACTGCGTTAAGTGGTTTCGGTTGGCATACCGCCAATGGGCAAACCATTTAATTCATGTTCCCAACGGAGGATCACGCGATTTGCGAACGGCTCAAAGATTAAAAGCTGAAGGAGTATTGCCAGGTGTAAGCGACCTTGTGTTATTCATACCCAACAAAACACACCATGGGTTATTCATCGAACTAAAAATCAAACCAAACCGACAATCCACACACCAAAAGGAATGGCAAGAACTTGTTACAAATATGGGGTATGGTTATTCATTGGTATATTCGTTTGACGAATTCCAAAAAACAATAGAAGATTACATTGGTAACACTTGAAGCCATAGCGAAAAGACACACCGAATGGTTAAAGATTGCCAAT